CGATTGACATCTGGCAATCTCGCCAAGCCCCGTCATCTGGCGGCGTCACCATCGATGGTTATCAACCTTCGCCTTACCGCATGGGCAATACCCTTCTTGCTCGCGTCCGTGGCCTTCTCGCGCCGTATCTTGATCCGAGATCGATGGTGGGCTAATGGCCGCCATATCAACACTCCGCGCAGGTATTGCAGCAGCTCTAGTAGATAATACTAAGTACTCAGTCTTCGCCTTCCCACCTGCAACCCCTATTGCTAACAGCGTTATCATCGCCCCAGCAGATCCTTACATTTCGCCATCTAACGGATGGCACAGCACTATCTCACCTATGGCTAACTTTACGATCTCAGTCATGGTTCCGTTGCTCGATAACGAGGGCAACCTTAATGGCATTGAGGATAATGTAGTCCGAGTCTTTAATAAACTCGCTGCATCCTCATACACCTACAACGTTACAGAGGTATCCGCCCCAGGGGTGCTAAGTGCCGTGTCAGGTGATCTACTTACATGCAATATCAATATATCAGTCCTAACGAGTTGGAGTTAATATGTCCGAGTGGGAAAAAGAGCAAGAAGCCTTCCTGATCAAGATCGGGCAGGTAGCACCAGCGACACCTAAGCCAGCACCTACCAAGAAAGACGAGGAATAATCTCATGGCTGTATTTCTAAATAACAAGGTCGGCGTGAAGATTAACACAGTCGATCTTTCAGACCACGTTACCGCAGTAACACTTAACCGCACTTTCGACGAGCTCGAAGTGACAGCAATGGGCGATAGCGGACACAAGTTCGTTAAAGGCCTTGAGGCATCATCTGTCACAATCGACTTTCTCAATGACACAGCAACCTCGAACGTCCTTCAGACTTTGCAAGGTGCGTGGGGAACAAACGTCACAGTAGTCCTACTACAGGAAAAAGGAACAGCCGTATCTGCGACTAACCCTCTATACACCATGTCATGCTTGATCAACGGCACTACAGACGTTAACGGTTCTGTAACTGATCTATCAATGCAAAGCCTGACATTTAACGTCTCAGGTACTACAGTAGTAGCCACAACAGGCACATTCTAAGAAACTAAACAAAGGGGCACAGCATGGCAAAGTTAATAGTCACACTAGCGGACAACAGCGTTACCGAGATCGAGATCACTCCTCGCCTTGAATACGCGTTCGAGTTATATGCTAAAAAGGGATTTCACAAAGCGTTCCGCGATGATGAAAAGCAGTCAGATGTCTATTGGTTGGCATGGGAAGGCCTTCGACTAAGTGGAGTCACAGTCAAGCCATTCGGCGCAGACTTTCTCGAAACTCTTAAGAGTGTAGAGGTTGCAGAGTCTGACCCTTTGGCCTAGGCAGGGATAGCATCCACTATCTCATCGCTCGCTTGAGCATTGAGACGGCTATCCCTCCACAATCTTTAATTGATTTAGATTCATCGATGCTCCAGATGTTATTGACAGCGTTGAAGGATAGAGCAAAGGAGCAGGCAGATGCCTACAGAGCTAAAAGGCGCTAGTGCGCTTCGCAAGGCTCTGAAGCAATTCTCGCCTGATCTGGATAAAGAGACTCGCGAAGAAATGGTTGGATTCCTAAAGCCCTTGGTTAAAAAGGCTAGAGGATTTCTCCCATCTAATTCAGAAGCTCCATCTGGGTTCGTAAAGCATGAAGTCAAGACCGCTAAGTTTCCAATGTACGACGCGGCAGAAGCCCGGCGTGGAGTTGGTTACAAATTGACACCCACCAAGCCTAATCGCCAAGGATGGGTGCAGACAGTATCGATCCACAATAAGACTGCCGCAGGTGCAATCGTTGAGACCGCAGGCCGTAAGTCTGGAATGACTGGCAACTTTAGTCCGCGCTTCTCTGGATCATTCGCAGGTCGAGCAAAGATGCAAGGTCGAGCAATGTTTAAGGCTTATGACCAAGATCAGGGTAAAGCCAGGGCTGGCGTTATCAAGGCGCTTGAAAAGGCTGCCGCTATATTTAACGCGAAAGGTATCTAATGGCTGAGTTACGCATCCCGATTATCGGTGAGTTCAAGGGTAAGAAAGCCTTTGGCGATGCCAATAAATCCACTAATGCCCTCGACAAAAGCGTCAAGAGATTAGGCAAGAGCCTCGCAGCAGTATTCGGAGCCCAGCAGCTTCTCAAGTTCGCTAAGAATGCTTCTAAGGCATTCATCGAGGATGAGAAGGCTGCCAATCGTTTAGCACTTGCAGTCAGGAATCTAGGCCTTGAGTTCGAGACTCCGCGCATTGAGCGATTCATCTCAGACCTATCTCGCGCTACTGGCGTCACAGACGATGAGCTGCGCCCAGCCATGCAACGTCTATTGCAGACCACAGGATCAGTCACCAAGGCTCAGGAATTACTCGCACAGGCTACAGATATCGCCGCAGGCTCAGGCGTTGCATACGAGACAGTTGCTAACGATTTAGCGATGGCTTATGTCGGACAGACCCGTGGGCTTCGTAAATACTCTCTCGGACTTACTCAGGCTGAACTCAAGACCATGAAGTTCACAGACCTGCAAGAAAGACTCAATAAGCAATTTTCAGGGGCTAACGCAGATTACCTGACCACCTATGCAGGAAAGATGCAACTGCTCGGTACGGCCGCAGGTGAGGCAAGTGAGACCATCGGTGGCGCACTAGTCGAGTCATTGGTATCAGTATTCGCCGCAGGTGACACAACTCAGTTCGTTAATCAGATCGATACCCTTGCAACAAAGATCGCCGATACTGTATCGGCCGTAGTATTCGGATTCCAGAAGTTATACGTCCTCACTAGCGATCGAGCCATCCTTGCTAGTTTTAACCCCTTTGATGATTATGAGATTAATGCCCTAGCCGCTATCGAAGCAGCTGAGAAGGCAGCCAAGTTCCGTCGCAATGCGCCATCGATGGGCTACCAAGGTTCTCAACCTATTGGAATTTATGAGACTTCAGCCCAACTTGCAGCGCGTAAAGCGGCAGAAGCGGCAGCGGCTAAGCGCGCCAAAGAATTAGCAGCAATTCAGAAGAAAACTTTAGATACCAATAAGAAATCTTTAGCGCTACAAAAGGCCTCCAAGACTCTTAACCTAGAAGCTATTGGTATCGAAGCAGCCCTTAAAGGTCAGATTAGCGAGACAGATCGACTATCTCTACTATTGCAGAAGTCCCTTCTCGAAGGCAACAACACTCTTGCCACATCTTTATCTGATCAGTTAGGTGCAGCAGTTAAGCGCAATAACGATTTACAGGCCGCGCTTCTTGCTACCCCTGAGGCTCCCAATCCTTATCGTAACTGGACTCTACCAATGGACTTACTTAACTACACAGCATCATCCCTTGGCGTATCTGTAGCACAATTACAAGCTGCTCCAGTAGCCCCATCCTCTACTTTCTCAGATGCAGAGATGGAATTGATGTCTGCTGTCAATAGATTCCAAGGTGTAGACCAGCAAGCAATCAACATCGAAGTTTATCTTGATGGGCAGACAGTCGGTGGAGCAATCCGCGACAGTCAGATCAATGACTCACTATCTGGATCATTTAGCCAGACAAATAGATTCGGTGCTAAGGGTGCTATTGCACTATGACACTCCCAGCCACTATCTCGGTTTCATTCGACTTTAGCCAAGGGGCCACGTTTGGTTATCCCTTCACTATTGGCGATCCGATTAACGGCGTAATAGGAGTCTCACAGTTTGCTTCTACAGAAGTCCCTGATCCTGTAGTCGATCTCAGTAGCGTCACTCGATCGATCAAGATCAGTCGTGGCAGAAACATCATGCGCGACACTTACGAGGCTGGCAACTGCACAGTCCGAGTCCTAGACCCTGACTCATACTTCAATCCACAGAATGCCTCTAGTCCTTATTTTGGCTATCTGACTCCACTCCGTAAGATCCGTGTCGCAGCTACTACGGCAACCACTCAACACTTTCTATTCTCTGGTTACGTAGATTCCTATAAGTATTATTATCCAACAGGGCAGGAGATCGGTTACGTAGACATCATCTGCTCCGATGCCTTTAGACTCTTTCAGATGGCCAACGTTTCAACTGTCTCAAGTGCAACGGCTGGGCAGACTACTGGCACCCGTATAACTAAGATTCTCGATCAAGTCTCATTTCCTACATCGATGCGAATTACTGACACAGGTAGCACAACAGTACAAGCAGATCCAGCCACAGCTCGAACATCCCTTGCAGCCCTTAAAGCGGCCGAGTTCGCAGAACAGGGCGCATTCTTTATCCGCACAGATGGCACAGCAGAATTTAAGGATCGCACCGATGTCGTGGGATCTCTAGCGGTTGCACCTATTGAGTTTAATCAGACCTCAGGGATTCCCTACTCTGATCTCAAGTACGCCTTTGATGATAAGCTCATCGTCAATCAGACCAGCATGACACGTATTGGCGGCACAGCGCAGACCGCCGTAAACGTAGATTCATCGGCTAAATACTTTCCACATGGAACGACAGTCACAGAGATGATTCCAGAGACAGATGCCCAAGTCCTAGACATCGCCAAGATATACGTAGCAACTAGAGCCGAGACAACGATCCGCATCGATGCCATGACTGTCGATCTATTAGATCCAGACGTACCGACTGACACAATGATCGGCCTTGATTATTTTGATAATGTCAAGATTACTAACGTTCAGCCAGACGGCTCTACAATTGTCAAGACCTTGCAGGTTCAAGGCCTAGCATGGGACATCACCCCTAATTCAATGAAATGCACAGTTACAACACTTGAGCCTATAGTCGAAGGATTCATCATAGGATCATCAACATCAGGTATAATCGGACAATCCATAATGGGATACTAGGAGAAAATCATGGCAGAAGGCTTTCCAGCGACAACAGGCGACATCTTTACGGCCGCAGACTATAACGGCCTAGTTGCCTTTACTATCGGCGCAGCGCAGACTGTCGATTACACGGCAGTCATTGCCGATACTTATCAGGTCTTAGAGCTTATGAACAAAGGAACAGCGATTGCTTATAAGATCCCTACTAATGCCTCGGTTGCATTCCCTATTGGCACAGTATTGAACATCCTTAACATCGGCGCTGGTCTATGCACAATTTCAGCCGTTACACCTGGCACAACAACAATTCTTTCAGCAGGGTCAGTTGCAGCTGCGCCGACCCTTTCACAATATAAGACCGCTGCCTGCATCAAAACAGGCACAGATACTTGGTACGTCGCAGGGGCTATCGGGTAATGCTTAACAATTTAATAGCTCTATATGGTGCGCCTGTCTTACCTAAGCCAACGTCAGTTGATTATCTCGTTGTGGCAGGCGGCGGTGGCGGTGGTCGCTTAGGAGGCGGCGGTGGAGCAGGAGGATTAAAAACGTCAACAAGTTTTTCTCTTGGCGCAAGTTTTACAGTAACAGTAGGCGCTGGTGGCGCAGGTTCTACAAGTAGAGCAAGCAAAGGCAGCAATGGAACTAACTCAGTTTTTGATAGCGTCACATCAACAGGTGGTGGCGGTGGCGGCAGTTTTAGCAACCTCGCAGGTGCAAACGGCGGCAGCGGCGGCGGAGCTTCATCAACGGGCGGTGGCACTGAACTGGGTGGTACTGCTTCTCCATCAGGACAAGGAAATAATGGCGGAAATACAGTCGCAGCGTCCGAATGTGGTGCCGGTGGCGGTGGTGCAGGCACAGCAGGTAGCAACGCTACTGTAATTGGAACAGGCTCTGCAGGCGGTGCTGGCTTGTCTAATTCTTATAGTGGATCTGCCGTACTTTACGCAGGTGGTGGCGGTGGCGGCGGAAATACTGCTGGATCAGCCAGCGACGGCGGTGGTGCTGGCGGTTCTGGTAATAGCAACGGCACCAACGGCAGCGAAAACGCAGGCGGCGGCGCAGGTGGTTCTCGTGATTCAGGCGGCACAGGCGGCAACGGTGGCACAGGTGGTTCTGGAATTGTAATTATTAGATACCCAGACACATTTGCAGATTTGACAACAATTGGTGGCACTCTAGTCAACACAAAGACTACTAATGGCGGTTACAAGATTTACTCATTTACAGCAGGAACAGGAGCGGTGACAGTTTAATGGCTCACTATGCATTCCTTGATGAAAATAACATTGTTACAGAAGTTATTAAAGGCCGCGATGAGTGGGAAGAAGTCGATGGTATAACTGACTGGGAGCAAGCTTACTCAGAGGTTCGTGGCCAGACTTGCAAGCGCACTAGCTACAACGGGAACATTCGATACAACTATGCAGGAATTGGATATACCTATGATCCAATTGTTGACGCGTTCATAGCTCCTCAGCCTTATCCATCTTGGATCTTGAATGAATTAAAACAATGGCAGGCTCCTATTGCTATTCCAACAGATGAAAAGGAGTACATCTGGAACGAAGAAAAGGGTGATTGGATTGAAGCCTAGACTCTCAAAGTCTGCCATTCAATTAAGAGAGCAGATAGATGATGCATTCCCAGATAGAGATCGAACTTCGGACGGCTGGATCGGTGATACCCGACACGCTGCTCGCAAGTCTGATCATAATCCAGATGTTCAAGGATGGGTACGCGCCATCGACATTGACAGGGACCTTGCAGGTAAAAAAGGGAAGCCCGATCTCATGCCTGACTTGGTCGATCAGATTCGAGTCCTTGCAAAGTCTGGCGATAAAAGGATCAGTTACATCATCTTCGATGGCAAGATCGCATCTCCTCGAAAGGCTTGGCGTTGG